GGCGCTGGCCAGGGTTATCACTAGTCCAATAAAAGGCTTGATAATATCCATATTTTTTGCGAGCCACGTTGCTATACTACCGAGCCCGTCAATTAAAGGGGTAAGGACAGGAATCAGCTGCACAAATGCTGCGGTGAGTTTGTCTTGAATAGAGGCCAGGTCTCTGGCTCTGTTCGCGGCTTCTTCAATCTCTTGAGAAGTTTTTTGTGTGGCGCCCTCGACCGATTCCATATTTCCACTAAGAATTAGTGACAGGTCGTTAACATCAGTGAGACCCATAGCACTAGCGTAAAATTTCTTCTGGTAATAGTCCATAGTATCAAAAGACAAACCAGCGTCAAGGATCGAGTCTCGGATCATACCAAATCTTTCTGCTGGTTCTGTGGCAGTCATCATATCCATCGCATTGACAAAGTTACCTCCCAACGCAGCGTTTAACTTACCAGCCATTTCGGCTGCACCTTCGAATGTATCAAATTTGTCTGTGAGGGTTAATATTTTCTGCATTTCCAGACCCGTGATCTTCATGACCGCCTGCAGCTCTTTAAACGTTCTGTTGCCTTGGTCTCCCATTTTCGCCAGCATATCGGTGGCTCCAGCAAAATCTTTTGCCATGGCCTGTGGGGCTACTCCCAACTCCCTGGCAAACTTCTCCAAGTCCAGCATGGTTTGTCCCGCTTGTTCCGTAGACATTCCCATGGCCTTTGTCGAAGTTTGAATGCCGGCGGCGAAGTCAGCATGCGATATGCCAAGCTTTTCTAAAAATACGCCTGTATCCTTTAGTGATTTTCTCTGCGCCTCTGACGCAAAAGTAAAATCAGTAAAAGTTGTATACAGCGCTTGTGCAGAGTCCGCTACATCGGATGCTTTTATGCCGTATTCTCGTACTTGAGCATAAGTTTGTGTCAGGGATCTCGCAAAATCGTCGTCGGCGCCAGTGGCGCGGCGGAATTTGTTTTCCATGTCGGCTAGTTCAACGGTAAGTTTAACTATTGCATCGCTATATGCCAAAAGCGCATCGATTGCAGCGCGCTTGAACATATTCTGAAACTTCTTCTTCCCTGCAGCGCCGTCAGCCATGGCGTCTTTGAGTCCCTGAAATCCTTTGCCAATGGTGATCAAGTTTCTTGGATTAAACAGGCTTGTTGGGGTAATTTTCGAAGCATCAAATAACGTCGCGACTGATTTTGCAAGGTCGGCTACGGCTGCTGTTTTACTTTGAAGTCTGCCAATATTTTCGTCTAGTTCTTTGTTCTGTTCTCTCAGCTGTTCAATTTCTTTTAAGTGGCCGTCGCGATTTTCTGCGTTAACACGCATCAATTCTTTCAACTGTTCGATTCGCGCGTTGTTGAGTTCCAGCTGACGCTTATCCATGTCTAGTTGGTCCTTGGCGTTTTCCAAGTCCCGTTGGGCATATTGGACATGTTTTTGAAGTGCATCTGCGCGTAGCACGCGGGCCGCGGTCTCGGCCTGGATAGCCTTAGTCGCCTTGCCCCCCTTGTCGAGGTGCTCGGCCATGTCCTTCAGTTCTTGATCCGTGTACGCAGCAAGTTCTTTCTTGATCTCGCGCAACTCAAGATTTGCGGCTGCAAGGTCCCTTATTGCTTGTGCTTGTTTTTGTGCTGCTGTGAGTTCAGTGGGATCGGCCAAAACAAATTCCTCTCAAGTATAAACTAATTAGCTTTGCAAAAAAAAACAGGGCTATGAACCCTGTCTATTTCTCCCCATCATTTGAGGGGGAGGAGACGGCTGGTTGTGCGAGGAAAGCGTTTGCGTTGTGCTATTGCTTCCTGATGCTGCCTCAATCGCCTCTTTTTCAGTTTCAAGCTGTTGAACTAGCCGCTTCACAAACCACCCACGCAACCCCACCGGGAGATTGTAGGATTCAGAAAATGACCACCCACCAGAGTATTTTAAAAAGAAGAACTGCTCATACACGTTCTCCATATATTCATCGGTCAGGCCAAAAAAAGTCCGCAGAAAGCGGTACCTCCATATTTTGCTCATGATCACATTCGCTACACTCAAAATGCTGAGTTAAATCTATATTGGGTGCAGCAAGACGATATGACAGTCGCAGTTGTCGAGAATCCATGGCTGGCAAGTTCTCGACCAAATATTTAATTGCTTCTTGGGAAGAATCGCCATCGACCGATACAAGCATTGCTGCCAGCTGTCTTGTTATGTTTCGTTCTGCGTAATTCTTTCGTTTGCGGTCTGCTTCCATCCCCGCAACAAATGTTTTTTCATGTCGTCCAGTAAGCAACTTAAAGACTACATCCAATTCCGTTCGGGGTAGGCGCGTCGAAAAAGTCCCATTCTCGTTGACCGTAACATTTAAATCTTCTACATCTTCTCCTTGATATACGTGAGCATCATTTAAGTCGAAAGCATATTCCTGCTGTGTTCCGCAGCCGGGACAACTTACCTGTGTTTCATACACGTTGCCATAACCGGAAACACGCATAGCAATAATAATTGCATTACGGTCTCCCACAATAAGCGAATCGGGGTCTATTCTTTTATCGACAATAATATTTTTGATAACTCTATCAAGGGCAACACCTTTTTTAAGGAGTGCTTTCGATGTGAGAATATCTTCTTCTTTCGCCGTCATTTGGCGAATTTCAATGCTGTCCTCTCCCCGTAAAGGATGTCCTTCTGGGTAGAAGCGACCTCCGGAGGGCAGCTCCACGAATTCCGTGGGAACGACAAACGAAAAACCACCACCACCTTCGTTTTGTATTGCTTGTGGTGGAGGAGCCGTGTCGTGCTGTTGAACACCGCCTACGCGGTCTCGGTTTCTAGACAATATACACCTCTTTTTTATCTATTATACGCCGAAGAACTCCGTGCCACCATCACCGGCAACAAGAACCGAACCGTTATTAAAGGTCTCAACTCTCGCCCAATCATACTTAAGGGTGACAGACATCTCAGTTAAATCATCAGTACCATAAGCCAACTCACCAAACTTTGCTTCAGTAAGGAAAGAGTTCCAAAGTGTCCACTTTTCTAATTCTCCGCCATTTGAATCAATCTGGGTAATAATCACAGTTCCCAGCGCACCGGCAGCTTTTGCTTTAGAAATGGTCCCCATGCTATCGGTAGTAGCGTCAGTGGGAGGAGAATAACCGGATTGAACGAGAATATCAGCCAAGGTCGCGGCCATATCGGGGTCGACTGGGTCAACAAGTGTAATGGTAATGTCCTGCCATGTTACTTTTCCGGGATAGTTGAAAACATGGTTCAAATAATTGTGTTGTACGGCTTCGACCGTAAAGCTTGGTTTTGCTGCTGTCTTAGCATACCAAAGTGTAGCACCGCCCTGTGGGGCGCTAATCCCCTGAAACTCCACATAAAATCTAAATTGTCTCTTTGGATCTTTTAATGTGGTGTCTTCACCAAAGTTTGTTGACCAGAATGGCATTTTTAAGAACTCCTATAATCTATTTTTAAATAGTGTGGTGAGGGAAAAATCCCTCACATCTTTAATCATCAAATGATGCCCCTGTTGACATGATAACAAAGTCGATGGCAATGTATTCAATAGCACGAGCAGGTTTAATCATAATCTTTGCATACAAAACATTCTGATCGATAAGATCCGGGGTAGTGGTGGATTCGTCAAGAATCAGACGATAATCCGTAATACCATAGCCCACCTTGACGTTAGCAAGGAATGGCTCAATCAAAGCCTTAAATCGATTCCACGTTGCTTGCACATTCTGCTCAAAGAGAATCTGCGTTGAAAGAATGGAAATCTGCTTCTTCAAGTAAATCACCAACCTTCGCACGTTAATTCTGTCAAGAGCAGATTGGCGCTCTTGCAGCGTCTTCTGTCCAAAGACAACTATTCCGCTAGAGGGGAAAGAAGCAATGGGGTTAATGTTGGCTTCATACAGCGTATCACGCTCTTTTGAGGTCAACCGCTGAGTAACGCCCGTAACGGGGATACCAGCAGCGCCGTCAGAGAGTCCGCCGCGGTTAAAGCCCGCGGGAGCAAACCAGATATCTGATGCAGCCTCGGACGATGCCAAAACACCCATCATTGCGACAGATGGTGGAATCCAGAGCATTGCACCGGTTGCATCATCCCGCGTCTGTACCCAAGGATAGAATGTAGCGCCATAACTTGAATCGATTATTCTGTCACGAAGTGCGTTGGCGGCATTCGTTGGCGTGCTCGCAAGTCGGTTAGCCTTGCTGGAATAAAATGACTCATGAGCGGGAACATACACATTTGGCAGGTCGATAAGAGCCAACGCATCGGCGCGCTCCTCACAAACTCTGACCGCATGAGTAGTCAGTCCATCTAGAGTAAGACCCGGGGCGGCCAATAGATTCATATTTAAGAATTCAGGATCTGCCACTGTATCCATCGCACGTTTCCAAGTGTGATAGGAG